AATATTTACCGAATACTTTAAGAATAGCGTCTTTAGAATAGTTTAGGTTTTCTTCTGTATACTTAAACGTACCACTTTCATGTACTAATTGCCCTAAAAAGTGAGCGCCACGTTCTGCATTAAGTGCATAATGATGGCATATTTTCCTTGCGGTGTTTGGGCCAAAAGCACCATCAGGCATAGCCCCGATCTTTGCTTGAAGGGTTTTCAATGCTTTACTCATTTACAACCTCCTTCGTACCACACAATCTTTCGTACACCATGTCACTGCTATAAGCTTCTGCCCATTTGTTTTCCGTGAAAGTACAAAAAGCCCACAGATCATTTACGTCCTGATCTATCAAACGGATAAGTTCATCTTGCGCCGAAACAGTTTGTTTCAAGTGTTCTATGTCATGTACAATAGAACTAATATACCATACTAAACCAACTAACTGCACAGCCATTGCAAAAACGAGAGCTACAGGTATTTTTAAATCAGTCATTATTTCTTACCTAAGAATTGTTTAAATCCACGCAAACCAAATGATGCTGATATTGCGGTTAAAAGTGCGTACATATACCAATCTGGGGCCATAGAGAGTTGTTCAAAACCATGATGCACTACACCCTCTAAACCAGGAATAAAACATAAAATCATAGGAATACTTAGGACAATTACAAAAAATTCGTCCTTCCATGACCCAGCAGAGTTTTCTGCCATGATCCGTTCCCAATCAGCAACAGAGGTTTCTTTGCTTAGAAGTATCTTTGCCTTTGCTTCTGCCTCTGTAAGTTTAAGTTTAGCTTCCGCAGCTTGCTTTGTAGTCTTTGCGTCCAGCCAACTACCAGCTAATTGAGCTATTGGTCCAATTACGCTTTGTAACATCAATCTCCCTCCATTTGTATGCTTGCTTTCTTCGGCTCCGCTTTTGCAGCATACGCATTAAATCCCATAAACGCAGCAACCACACCTGATGCAGCAATCACGTATACACTTGCTATATCTGTGATAAGACTTGCCGCTTTGTCAAAGCCAAGAACAGAAGCTAAGAGAATAATAAACGGATATATCAACATCCCGGCAAGAGCAAACCCGGTGAACCTACGCTCCGCGTTGCGCTTCAAGTCTCTGTCGATCATCTCAAGTCTGCGATCTTCCAAAGCCAGTTTATTCCACTCAGCTTTTTCAATAACGCCGTTACCGTTTATGTCTGCTTTCTCAAACTCTGTCATTTCAGCGACCTCGCGTGTTTTATCGCTACCCTTTTATCGCGTGTAATTATAACAACTTTTCCATATTTGTCATACACAATATATTTGTTGCGCCATTCCTTTAGTATCACCGTTCAATTTTTATACACACCACTTTAGAATTATTGTTTGTTACCAACACCTTGGCTTCTTTTTGAGCAACTTTACAAGCCTCTTCACTTGAATAACTGCCTACATGGTAGTGATCAAAATTACCGCTAATTACTTGCAACCAAAGCAACACCCACATCACCAGCGCCCTTGCCATTTGCCAAGAGCGTAAAAGCCAAGAAACAATATCCCACCACTGACAACAAAAATTACAGCACCAATCGCAAAGTTAATCGCTGCATCTATACGCTCTTGCTTTTTGTATAGTTCCTGTTTTCTTTTTCTACGCATCTGCGCCTCAATCTGTAGAACCTCTTTCCAGGCACTCGGCCCGTAATTAAAAGAAATATGATCCTTAATTTCTTGGCGCATTTGCTCCATCTTCTTTTTATTAGCAAAGATTTCTAATGCAGTTTCTTCATCACTACCTTTGAACGTCTGTTTCCACCAGGGTGGGTTCTTTTCTCGTTCTTCTAGATTAGTAAAGTCAGAGAAAGCTTTGCCCCATTGCGACAAAGTTCCAGACATTTCTTGGAGATCCTTCCCGGTTGAGATGGCAGCGCGAAGTGTTTTATAAGCGCCTGTGGCGAGCGCGACACAGCTAACCGGGTCCATTTGCCTAACTCAGAAATGTCATGCGTAATAGCAACAACAAACTAGCGCCACTAATACCAATCATAATAGCTTCTAGTCTTTTGATACGGTTGTAAAGGTCTTTGAATTGTATTTTCATCTCGGTCTTTATCTCCGCAACTTGTATCTGCAATTCATCTATTCGCTCATGTGCTGATGCTACTGTTCGTTTATCCATGTTCTATCCTCACGGTGCTACAGGCCAATCATCATCTGCTATGTTAGGCCACGCATCTAAATCAGACATATCTCTTAGCTCTTGCCGATAGGTTGCCCATTGTGTCTTAACATCGTTAGCCAACGGACTGTCATTCATTTGCGTCCAATCAGTATCAGCTAGAAGTTTGTTACGTGTAACTCTGTGTCCTTCGGCTGTAGCTGCATCAAGCGTTGCCTGATATGCAGCTTCGTGCTCTGCTTTGGTAGTCGTAACGCCATCCTCAGTCGTATCAGCAAACATATCCCTTGCGACATACTTCTCAACCCAGTTGCCGTTTGCATCTTGCTCAACACCATCACGCACACTTATCTGGTAATCACCAGTTGTAGCCGCAGGGCTTGCGAGTACTGGGTCTAGGTTCATTGCGTCTAAGGTTGCTGCTTTCCACACTCTAGGCAATGACATATGAGCAAAGTCTGCCCTCCATTGCCCTTGCGTTTTAACTTCGCCTGTTGTTCTTTCACGATATTCTGACATTAGTTGATACTCCTTTCGTCAGTTGATTATGCGATTGCATAGAAGATGTATGACTTGCCATTTGAATTAACCATTCCAGTGCCACCAACTACTGCAAAACCAGAACTGTATGGGTCTATTAAATCAAGATTACTACTCGTATAGTTTTGTATAGATCCTGCTCCATTAGAAGCATAATTTTCTGCTGAGTTAGCTTCTAATGTTAAAAACGGATCAGCCCCTGCAACAATTCCACGAGTTGAGTCAAAAACCATCCAACTTCTATCACCATGCGAACTACATTTTATAAGCACAAATCTTGCGCCATTACTAAATCCACAATCTATGTTTTGGCCTGTGTCGTTCCCAGTATAGCTTCCCACCTTAGATACACCTGCTACGGTAGCGAAAAGGTAGGCTATGTAAGTTTCACCATTTCCATTTACTGCATTTCCTGTGCTTACTGTAAATACACTTGAAGTAGGCGCAGTATCATTCCATCTATTAGAATCATCTTGTCTACCTGTAGTGGTATTAAGTTCTAAATAATAATCTTCTGGGGCTGATGCGTCTGCTCCTTTGTGATACACTGCCCAATTAGTTGCACCACTTCTACGTTTCACCCACATCATTTCTGGTACTGCACCAAGATTATGGCTTACAGTTCTATTGCTTCCTGTGCCGCTGTAGCAACAAACATCGAAATAGCCAGGTGCCCGCTTCCAAGTCCAATGAATTTGGGTATGACTTGTATTAAAGAAACCCTCCCTAAATCCTTCATTAGTGTCAAATTCTATATATTCTGTACTACCTGTTTCCGCTGCTGTGCTATCACCTTGCAGATATCTTGTACCACCCCTCAACCGATCCCAGAAATAAGTTTCACCCCCACCAGAACTTTCAGCTCTTTTACCAATTAACAAATCAACTACATTGCCTGTATTGATAAGTGTTGGCGTTGGGTATCCACCAAGTCTTTCATTCACACCAAACACATCAGTCGCACTCTCAGGTGGAGCGAGTGGGCCACGTCTTATTGCCATGTAGATTACGTTATTGCCACTACTGGCGATATTATAACCTGCTACATCAAAACCTGTTGATGTAACATCTATACCAAAAGTGTTTACGTTTTCTGCACCATTTGTGTTTGGAAATAACGCTGCATCCCCATCGCCACTTAAACCGCCTGTAACTATCCCACGCATTACATCAAAAATATACCAATTTACAGTAGCCTGATCTGCTTTAAATAATATCCATTGAGGCTCAAAACCTAAATTAACCGATACTGTACTAGTGTTATTTGGATGGGTATAACTGCCACACTTTATAATATCAGCATCACTATCAGGGCCGAACTCACCGTCACCATCGTTGTGGGCGAATAGGTAGGCAACGTAGCTGTCACCGTTATTATTAACATTACCATTTGTTTCAACAGTAAACTGAGTAGCAGTAGGCGCTGTTTGCCAATGATCACTTTGAGTTACCGCCGCTGCTGTATCATCTAGATTAAGAAACTTTCCTGTTCCTAAACTTCTATGATATACAGACCATCTTGTTGTGCTACCTGCATATTTTTTTACAATCATCATTCCAGGCACTGAGCCTAGATTGTGATTTATTTGACGGTCTGCATTTCCATCCCCCGTATAAGTGACGCAATCAAAAAAGCCAGGAGCCTTCCGCCATGTCCAAGAGGCTTTACTGTTTCCAGAACTATTTTCTGCACCTAAAGAACCTAAAGTAAAACCATTAGAGTTAAAAGCTGTCAAACCTGTACTTCGGAACTGATTTACACTTGTTGTGTCTGATTTTATTGCATAATACGCACCACGTTCAGTGTCATAAAGCATATGTGAGTTAGAGCCACTATCTCTGTCTTTAATCCAAACCAAACCACCTTCGCCACTTGAGCCAGTGAAAGGGCCGAACTCTGATGCAGTAACTGTATTTACTTTTGTAATACTGTGTGAACTACTAGAATTATCTACAAAAGGTGTATCCCCCTGACAGGTAAGTAACACCGTTCCCGAAACTGCTGTAAGATCAGACGTATAACCACCAGAAGGAGGAGTAACTACGCTACCTTTTATGATTCTAAAATTTGATATAAAACCTTGTTTGCCACCATTAATTCCATAACCAGTACCAGAATCATCATCCCCTATATTCAACGCATCAGATGATGTTATATTATCATTTCCAGTAGTAGTTGTTGCTAAAGTACCATTTACATATAGTTTAACAGTGCCGCTTTCTCTTGTGATGCAGTATTGATACCAATTTCCTGCTGCTCTTGCGGTAGAATCAGTTATAAATCCACCACCATTAACATACATTGTAGAAGTGCCATCAGTCATCAATTGATAAAGCATACCTGCACTATAACCTCTAGAGAATACAGTTTGGTATTGACTGCCATCTGCCCACCAAGCAGAAAAATCTATTGTAAAATCACCAGTTCCTAAATTAAAATCAGTAGAACTTGCTA